TCTAGATGGTAACACTCTAGTACTATTTAACTACGTAGAGAAACACGGAGAACCACTTTACGAATTGATAAATAATACCATAGACCCTGAGCGAAAACTGTTTTTTGTTCATGGTGGAACTGAAGTAGAAGACCGAGAAGAAGTTCGTCAAATTACAGAAACAGAATCAAATGCAATTATCGTTGCCTCTTACGGCACCTTCTCAACTGGAATTAACATTAAGCGTCTTCACAACATCATATTTGCCTCACCATCAAAGTCCAGAATTAGGAACTTACAATCAATTGGTAGAGTTCTCAGAAAAGGTGAAGGTAAAGAGATAGCAACTTTGTACGATATAGCTGATGACATCGGCGGTCAAAATTATACACTTCGTCATTTGAATGAAAGAGTTAACATTTATAATGATGAAAATTTTAAATATGAAGTTATTAAAGTAAACCTAAGAGCAAATTAAATATGGAAGACGAATTTTATGCAAGTGTAAAACTCATTACTGGAGAGGAGATAGTTTCTAAAGTTGTTTATCTAGAAGATGAAGATAAAGTATTATTAGAAAACCCTCTCCAAGTAGATTCAGCTAAACAAAGAAAAGGACAGTTAGAAATATCTGGGTTTTCTTTTAGAGAATGGGTCGGCGCGACGTTTGATAAGATGTTTATCGTAAACAGAAATCACATAATCACAATGAGTGAAGTAGAAGGTCCTATTGTGGATTTTTATAAAGAGACTTTATTAAGAATGGAGAATGGAAGGTCTTTAACTGGTAAGGGAGGTAAGTTACCAAGAGGATCTGGTTACTTAGGATCAGTAACAGACATGAAAAAATCGTTAGAAAATATATTTAATAAAAGCTAATATATTCCTTCTGAACCTCTACAAGGTTAATTGTACTGAGGTTTGTAACGTTTGTCAAGTCCCCTTTACAAAAGTAATTTAATTTGCTATACTAAGGACATCATTCAACGCAGTAATGGCAAGAAAAAAAACTGAGTATTATGTAAATAACAAAGAATTTCTCGCTGCGATAACAGACTATCGTGAGCAAGTTCATGCTGCAGCAGAAGCTGGAAAAGCACGTCCTAGAGTAAATAATTATATAGGATCTTGTTTTTTAAAAATAGCAACACACCTGTCATACAAACCAAACTTCGTAAACTATATGTTTAGAGAGGATATGATTTGTGATGGCATTGAAAACTGTTTACAATACATTGATAACTTTAATCCAGAAAAATCTAAAAATCCATTTGCTTATTTCACACAAATTATATACTACGCTTTCTTACGTAGGATCCAAAAAGAAAAAAAGCAATTAGAAATTAAAGGAAAGATCTTAGAAAGGTCAGGGTTTGATGAGGTAATGCACACAGACCGATATACTGGTAACATGTCTGGTATGAATGCTTCCTATTCTGATATGGGTAGCATTAAAGAAAACATTGAAACAAAAATGAATCGCTAATGGCCAACGATCTTTATGATGATATGCGTCGTCTCAACGCATTGTATGAAGAACTATGTTGGAATGACGATGACGAACTTGTTTTTACCCATGATGGTGAACGAGTAATTATTTACAACAAGACACAAAATGAAACCTACAGAAAATTACGATCAACTTATTGAGCGTTTTACAAAGAGAACCACTCAATTATCTGCTAGAGCAGCAGAAGTAAAAGAATCATATGAAGAATATCTTCGCATTCAAAAAGATCTAGCTAGACTAGAGGGTTCTTTACAAGCAATTGAATATGTTGCCTTTGGTAAAATGCCAGGTGATGGTAACCATGATAAATTTAAAGATCATAAACCTCAATGAAACTAACTCAAGAAATGATTGACAAGATCCAAGAGTTGATGAACCATACTAAAAAGGATGGCACAATGAACTGGGTTGATGGTGAAGAAATTAAGATTAGTCTAGCAGGTACGTTTGCTGCTGATAGATTTATTGTTATTGGAAATGAATCTAAGAAACCATGGGTTCCTGCTGAACCACATCCTAGATTTGATTATGAGAGTAAAACTTTTATAAAGAGTAAAGGTATCCCTGCAGCAGAGGACATAGGGTGAAGATTGCAATAATAACTGATCAGCATCTTGATGGACGAAAAGGAAACATTAATTTTTGGAATTACTTCCAGAAATTTTATGATAACATTTTCTTTCCTACCCTTGAGAAAGAAGGTATCAAAGTTGTCTTTGACTTGGGTGACACTTTTGATAACAGAAAGTCTATGGACTATAATACTTTTAACCGTGTTGATACTAATTATTTCCAACGGTTAAAAGATTATGAAGTTCATATGATTTTAGGTAATCATTGTACTTACTATAAGAACACCAACAAAATTAATTCACCAGAGCTACTTCTGGAAAAGTATAGTAACATTAAAATCTATTCTGAACCACAAACTATTTTGATGGGTAATAAAAGATTCTTGATGCTTCCTTGGATTAATGCTGGTAACAGAGAAGAATCTTTAAAGTTTATTTCTGAGAGTGAAGCAGACGTTGTGTGTAGTCACATGGAGTGTGATGGATTTGAAGTTACACCTGGTATGAGGTTTGAAGGAGGTTTTAAAGTATCTGATTTTAAAAACTTTAAACGTGTTTGGTCTGGACATTTTCATCACAAATCAAAACATGGTAACGTCCAGTACCTAGGCAATCCATATCAAATGTATTGGAATGATTATAAGGACTCTCGTGGATTTCATATTTACGATACTGAAAGTGATAGACTTAGGTTCATCGCAAATCCATATGAAATTTTTGAAAAAATCTTTTATGACGATGCCAAGTCTGACTACAACAAATCAGACGTGTCTAGTTATAAAGACAAGTTTATCAAACTCATCGTTGAAGAAAAACGTGACTACCAAATGTTTGAAACATTGGTTGATCGTCTTTACAATGTAGGTGCTCATGATGTTAAAATTGTTGAGACACTTGTAGATGCTGATGGCATTGATGACACTGATTTAGAAACAAAAGATACAATGACACTTCTCAATGAATACATTGATGAGGTAGAAATCTCCGTAGACAAATCTGACTTGAAGACTCTTATGAGATCCCTATATATTGAAAGCTGCCAAGTAGTCTAATGTTCGTCCTAACCGTAGCAAACCATCCAGAGGGTGTGTTTTCCGTTTTTGATGATGATGAGTCTCGCGTTGTTCCTATATGGATTCACAATGACGATGCTCAAAGATACTTAATGATGATACAAGAAGAAGATTATCCAGATATGCAGGTTGTGGAAATGGAAGATCATGTTATAATAGGAGCATGTCAAGATCGTGGACAAAGATTTTCCATAATTACACCTGACGATTTTTTAATACCACCTGATGAACCTGATCCCAAATAATGATTGTATTTGAAAAAATTCGTTGGAAGAATTTTCTTTCTACGGGTAATGTTTTTAGTGAAATTGATTTAGAAACAGCAAGAACTAACTTGATAGTTGGTAGCAACGGTGCTGGTAAGAGTACAATTCTAGACGCTCTTACTTTTTCTCTGTTTTCTAGACCGTTTCGTAAGATTAGTAAAAGTATGTTGGTCAATAGTATCAACGAAAAAGATTGTGTAGCAGAGATTGAGTTTCGTATTGGTAAGATAGAGTACAAAGTTGTACGTGGTATGAAACCCAGTAAGTTTGAGATCTACTGCAATGGACAGGCATGGAACCAAGACAGTAGTCAAGTAGAGCAGCAGAAGAATTTTGAGGCAAATGTTCTTAAGATGAACTACAAATCATTTACACAAATTGTTGTGTTGGGATCATCTACATTTGTGCCATTCATGAAATTACCTGGTGGTCAACGTCGTGATATCATTGAGGACATTTTAGATATTCAAGTATTCTCTACGATGAATGTTCTTCTTAAAGATAAGATGCGTGGTAATAATGAGGAGCTACGTGATATTGATTACCAACTTGATCTACTTAAAGATAGGATTGAGTTGCAAAAACAACATATGTTTTCTCTAGAGAAAAAGACTCAGGAGGAGATTGATCGTAAACAAGTAAAAATAAACGAGTATAAAAATACAGAACTCCAAGGTGCTGAAGAGGTAACAATTCTAACAGAACAAATCGGAAGATTTAATAAAGAAATGTTGGAGTATTCAAAGTCCAGTGAAAAACTTAGTAAGTTAAACACATACTTGATTAAGTTAACACATAAATTAAACACATGTAAAAAAGAACATGAGTTTTTTGAGTCTAACCATGTGTGTCCTACGTGTACACAAGAATTATCTGAAGATTTCCGTAATGAAAAGATAGAGGCAGGTCAATCTAAAGTTGATGAAATGAATATTGGATACGAAGATCTAGAGAAAGCAATATCTGATGAACAAGAACGATTTAATAAATTTACTGAGTTGTCAACTGAAGTAAACAGTATCAATACAACCATTAGTCAAACAAATTTTAAATTACTGACAATTCGTAAACAGGTAGAATCATTACAAGAAGAGATCAAGGAACTAGAAGGATCAAACCCAGATAAAAAAGCAGAGTATGATAAATTACAACTCCTTGTAAGTAATAAGAAGGAATCTAGTAAACAACATGCTGATCTAAAGAAAGATCGTGATGTCCTGACAACTGCAGGACAACTACTTAAGGACAATGGGATAAAGACTAGGATTATCAAGACTTATCTTCCTACAATGAATAAGTTAATTAACGATTTCTTACAAA